CTAATGGGTGAGGTAGCCGATGACATGCTCGATGGGACTTGCTGCCAAGTCTGCGGCGAGTGGCATCCCGACATCATGGCGATGGCCGACGATGGTTGCGGAGATGGTTCACCAGTTCAGTGGTCGCCGCAAGGCTATCCGTACACCTGCCCTGGCTGTGCCAAAGAGCAGGGCATCAGCGAGGGCGAGTCATGGCGCGAGGAGCCCGTGGTTCACATCAATCCGCACCAGCCGCGCACTATCGGTTGCGACCAGTGCGAAAGGATGTTTGCGAGCGAGTACGCGCTCAGCGATCACCAGAGGGATAAGCATTGAAAGTCATCGATCTGATGTCGCACAGGGAATTGCGCAAAACGCTGCGCGAGGCACTTGTCCTGCTGGCGATTGCCAAGTGCCCGGACGACGCCTGCGGCGGTCAGGGCTGGTCGCCACATCAGATCGGCCCGGACGAGTGGGAGCAGCTTGAATGCCAGTGGTGCTCCGAAAAATCGCAGCTTGCGGAGGATGGCTGATGTTCCGGGTCTGGCGCTTTCGGGTTTGCCTTGTCGGCTGGCACTGGCATCGAAACTGGGTGTGGTCACACATTGACACCGACGAATGGCGCGAGATGTACGTGGATCGCATGACACCGGAGGATCAATACATTGAGGGCTGGTGTCGTGAGTGAATTTTCGGTAGTCTCAAATGCGAAAGCCCCCGCCGATGCGAGGCAGCGGGGGCCTTCAATATCTGGTTCCAGCGTGGCCGTTGGGTCGAAACTCCAGATTCGCGACATCCTATCACAAGATGTTGTGTCTCTGCCAAGGCCCGCCACAACCAGTGGAGAGGGCGAACTCCATAAAAAGCGTACCGAGGGGGTCAGACTGGCTCGGGAATCAATACCAGTCAGCCGATGCGACGGGATAACTCCGGCGTTCATGGGCTTTCTTACCTTCCGGCTGTATGGGGGTAAGGGGGCCAATGCTCCTGAATTCACCAGCGTTCATAAGGGTTTATAGATGCCTGACGAACACCATAAGAAATTCCTTGAGGGGCTGGAGTCCAGCAAGCAGGCGGTGTGGCTGGTTGCCCGGTGGCTGGTCGATCACGGCTATACGGTGACTATCCCGCCGACCAGCGAGGCGCCCGAGCAAAAAGACTGGCGCGAGTTTGCAGATGCCGGCGATCTCGAGGTCAGCGGCCAGCGCGTCGAGGTCAAATGTCTATCCGCTGAATTCACTGGCCCCGATAACTGGCCATTCCCTGATTTCATCGTCTGCGCAAAACACGCATGGGACAACGCCGATCCCAAACCTTACCGAATTTGCTACCTGAATAAAGCGATGACGCATTTTGCAGCGCTCGACTGCTTGGGCACTTGCGACCAGTGGACATCGAGAATAGTGGCAGACAGCCGCTTTGACGGCCGCGAGCAGCCGACCTATGTCTGCAATAAGAACCTGCCGAAATATGGCAAATTAACCATGAGGAACTGAGATGAGTTTAAGAAAAAGACTGCGTGAGCAGGCAGCCGGTCAACTGGATGGACTGGTCGAAAAGCTGCAGGAGCGCGCCACTGAGCTGACCACTGGCATCGATCAGATGTGGGGCACCGACCTGCTCAAGCTGGCAGCCGGTGGGCGCACAAAGACAATCGAGGATAAGTTGGTCACTCGCCTGACTGATCACAAGGAGGTCGAGCTGGAAAAGTTTTTCAACAATCAGCAGGATCTCCCTCTCAAGTCGCAGGACAAGAAGGGGGAGCCGAAATGAAAATGATGTGCGACAACATCGAGGCCACTGAGGCCACGCAGGTCCGGGCCAAGCTGTCCGAGGAAACCATCGACCAGTACCGCGAGGAGATTCTGAGTGGCGCTGATTTCCCGCCTGTCATCGTGTTCGCGGAGGATGGGTCACAGCGGTTCATGCTGGCTGACGGTCATCACCGGCTGTACGGGACCATCCATGCCGGCCTCGAGGAGATCGAGGTTGATCTGCGGGTGGGTGATATCCACGATGCGCTGGAGTTTGCGCTGCAGGCTAATCGGGCCCACGGCCTGCGCATGACCAATGCTGACAAAGTGAAGTCGGTCAAGATGGCACTGGCCGATCCCGAGCTGTCACAGAAAACTCAGCAGGAGATCGCTGATATCGTCGGCATCACCCGCGAGGCGGTCAACCGCATCAGCCGGCGCGATACCCTGGACGCTACCAAGAAGGTTGACGGCGAGCCCGGTGAGTCCGAGGAGAATTCGGCCGGCAATGTGCGCGCGACCAAGCCTGAGCCGACACAGGAGGAGACTGATCGTGGCGAGCTGCGGCAAGCCATGTCACTGCTCAAGGCTTTCCCCTACGGTGGCGAGGAAACCGTGCATCTCGACCTGACGCCTGATGATATTGCCGATCTGGAATACATCTCCACATGGTGCGCTCATGCAGTGCTGGCGCATCGCAATTCGACGCCGGAATGACTAAGAAAAAGCGCTGGAAACGGCCTATGTGGTGGCGCCGGCTGTTGCACTGGACACACATCAAGCCGGATGGCTGGCTGATCGTGCAGGCGTACACGCAGCATGAGAATGATGCCATCGACATTTACAATTCGTGGAATTTCGGGGTTATAAGCAGGCACGACGCGATTACGGCGTTCACAGACGAGATGCTGCGAGATCGTGGCGCGAAGCTCTGGCACGACATGATCTGGGGGCATGACGACCTTATCCGCAAATGATTGAGGACCGCCAATATCAGGCTGATGACGTAAACCATGCCATGAATCATGGCAATGAGATGCGGCCGATCCACTGCGCGCCGACCGGCTCAGGCAAAACTGTGATCCAAGCACAGCTCGCAAAGCGCGAGCTGGACCGCGGCAACACCACCGCGATCCTGACCCCGCGCAATGAGATTTTCATGCAGACCCAAGGGCTGACTGAGGAAATCTGCGGCGCCGAGAATGTGGCGGTGCTGCGCGCCAAGCGCGAGGGCGAGTCATGGCGCGCTGACCGGCCGATCCATATAGTCTCTTGGCCGACCCTTGTCTCGCGCACCAAGCGCTCAAAATTCTGGTTTCCAAACGTCAGGCGGGTACTGGTTGATGAGTGCCACCTGTCGATGGCGCCCAAGATTCTCGAGATTCTCGAGCACTACGCGCCCAAGGCCATCGTTGACGGTTACACGGCTACCCCCGCCAGAATGACCGGCAAGGGTCTTGGGCGCTATTTCACCACCATCAAGCATGTCACCAGCGTCAGGCAGCTCATGGCCGATGGCTTTCTGGCGCCGGTTGAATACTGGGGCGGCACGACACCTGACATGGCCGGCATCAAGATTGTCCGCGGTGATTACGAGGTCAAGAAGTTATCCGATGCCTGCGTGGTACTGGTCGGTGACGCGGTCGATAACTGGCTCCGACTGGCCAGTGATCGCCATACCATTGTGTTCGCCGTTGACATAGCGCACTGCGAGATGCTGGCGCATAAATTCAAGGCTATCGGCATCAAGGCTGCGGCCCTGCACACGCGGCTCGATCAGGAGGAGCGCGACGAGGTCAACGACGCATTCAAGTCGCAGCGGATACAGGTTTTAGTCAATGTGGGCATCGCCAGCTACGGCTACGATGCGCCGAGCGTCAACTGCATTCAGATATGCCGGCCGACCAAGTCCATCGTGCTGCACCTGCAGATGATCGGCCGGGGTATGAGGCCCAAGCCCAATGGCGGCGAGTGTATGGTGCTCGATCACGCCGGCAATGTGCGCGACCTGGGGATGGCCGACGACCTGTTCCGCTGGCGCCTCGATGATGGCAAAAAGGCTTGCGTCAACTGGTCAAAGCGCGAGGATTCAGGCGAGCCCGATCCAACTGTGCATACCTGCGAGGAGTGCGGGCACCTGTTCTCAATGCGCCGCGTATGCCCGAAATGTGGCTGGAAAGTCCCTTACTCCAAGCGCGACGTTGAGGCTACTGAGGCCGATCTGGTGCCGATTGGCAAGAACATGGTCAAGCGGCTGCCCGAGGGTTGGCCGTCGCATGAGGTCTTATTTCAGATGCTCATGTACGAGCAGCGCTGGAAAAAATACAAGTCCGGTTGGGCGCGGACGCTATTCAACAAAAGGGCTGGCTGTTACCCGCCGGCACACTGGTCCGATCTGGCAGCCATCCCGCCTAACAAGCGGCTCCGTAACTGGCTCATATCAAGGAACATTGCGTATGCCGCAGTCCAGCGAAAAATCAAAGCACAAGGCCACGGTTAAGTTTCTGGCTGAGCGCATGGCCATCCTGATGGTCGTCTGCCGGATGAAATATGAGGTTGGTTGGGATGTATGGAGGGGCGAGGGGCTGTACACCGGGGAGACTGGCGACGAATTCAGGCAGATGTCTGAGTTCAAAGTCGCGATGGAAATTGTCCGAGGGATGGTGCGGAGGGAAATTGCCCGGCCGGCCACCGCGAATCACAAATCGGCAAACCCATGAAAAGGCGGCAGGCAACCGGGACCAGGGGATCATAGCATGAGACGGTACGCCAACATCAAGAAGCATCAGCACCCGGATGGCACGGTGCTCGATTCCGGCCGCGAGCTGAGACGGTACATGGAGCTGCTGCTGCTGCAGCGGGCCGGCGAAATCTGCGGCCTCAAGGTGCATCCCAGATACCCGATCACCATTGCCGGGGTGCCGATCATGATTAAGTCGGCGCGCTACCATAAGGGCCGGCACCTGACCTACGTGGCTGACTTCACCTATTTTCCGGGCAAGGCCGAGGACTGCCAGCTCGGCATGGTGATCGAGGATGTCAAAATGCAATCAGGGTTCCGCACTGAGATTTACAAAATAAAAAGGGCGCTCATGGAGGCTATGGGACGCCCGATCACGGAGTATTGAAATGGGACGAGCTGTAAGCTGCACTGAACTGATCTCAGCCACACAACGGAGGCAAGTATTGGAGCTATTTGCTGGCAGTCACCGGACCTATCTGCAGATTTCGGTAATAACCAAGGTGCCGATTGCCAAGATCAAGTCAATGACCGCCGGCATCGAGCGACCGCGGAAAACCGGGCCGATCTCCAATAATGATTTTAATGCGCTGATGGTTGGCTGGAAGCGCAGCGACGGATGGTAGGCCAGACTGAACCGATCACGCCCAAGGATCGGCAGCGATTCATCATCATCAAGGAAAACTGCGGCTGCCTGTGCTGCCTGCTGGTCGGCTGGCTGGATGTGCCTACCACCATCGAGCATGTCACCGATGGCGGGCGCCTCGGCCACAGCTACAGCCTGGGCCTGTGCGAATGGCATCATTTCGGTACTTCGATGCACGGGTCGCATAGCCTGTCGGCTGATAGAATTCAGAAAATGATCGGGGAATTCGGGCCCTCACTGGCCCGCGGCCGGAAACCATTCGAGCAGTTTTTCGGGGATGAGGTCAAAATTCTGCTGCCGATACAAAACTACTTGCTGGACCGATTTGCGGCCGATCCATGGCCTGAGTACACTCTGCCCGGAAATGTAGCAATCGACACTCGCAACAGATGGATACAACTGAACCATGCGACCGCTCAATCACCATCTCGGCCAATCGAACCCGGTTAAACCCGGAATGGCCAAAGTATTGGATGGTGTGCGGCGAGGTACGTCGCATCCTGACTGAGCAGGAGGCTCCCGAGCGCCTGTTCGGCTCACATTGGCACCCAGACCAAGGATAAAATCATGACGCTCATAGGTACACCGCAGCATCGCGGCCAGACACTTCTGGTCCTCGGCCTCGACGCCCCTGGCGCCGGCCAGCCCACCATTGAACTCGATGACCTTTCCAAGTTCAATGAATTCGCCCTGATGTGCGTGAGCGGATCAATGACTGTTGTCGCCAGTCTCGATGGCACCAATTATTCGACCACTAATATCGCGTGGGAGGATGAGAATGAGGCGAACCCGCAACAGACACGGGTCACTACCCTTGCCGGCGGCAGTATCTACCGGCATGTCGGCAGCCTAAAGTCGATCAGGGTGGTGCAGGATGGCGCCACTGATGTCATTTCTGCGGTGCTGATGGCCGGTACCATCGGCAGGGCCTAAATGCCGTATAAAACCATAGCCGATCTGCCTAATGTGCAGTGGCGGTGTGACAATATTGATGAGATTCAGGATTTCATCAAGGATTTCGAGGCCCGCTGCATTCCTGATGGCGACCGCCTGCTGCTGCAGGCATGGGGTGGCCTCAATACGGTGCTTGAGCCCGGTGATTGTTTGGTGATGCGGGGTGACAGCCTCGGTATAATCCGGGTGCCGACCGAAGTGGATACCGCCGGCGTTCAGGGTTAGATTCAGACTGACAGCACAAGGCACTCGATAGCGAATTGAACCGTGTAGTCAAATTGACGCTGGCCGGACAGCCAGCGCCGGATGGTTCGCTCGTCAACTCCAATTTTCCTCGCCAGTGCGGCCTGAGTGAGCCCTGTAGAGCGTATCAGCTCGGCAAGGTACTCAGGCCGTGGGTCATAGGTTGCTGCGTCTGGCTTCACCCGTTTCCTCCGTTCAGGTAGTGAACCTTGGCCGCCGCTTTGTCTCGGCTGTCGTGGTCTGACTCACTCTCGAATTTGCCATCAGGCTTGTAGAATCCGACCGTGAACAGCTCGCGCCTGACCTGATCCAAGTCCATGAAACTCTCAGTCAGAATGTAAACGTACATTGTTCCTCTCCTCGGTCCTGCCTGTTATTCACTGGTTTGCGCGCGTGGCTTGCCAGTCCGTAGCTTGTAGATCAGGTCAATGACCTGCAGCATCTCCTCGGCCGGCAGCCTGATCTCGACATCGCCTACCGAATTGAATTGCACCGACTGGGTATCGCTCAGCCCGCGCAGGAAATAGCTGTGATAGGTTTCGCCCTTCTTGTACGGGTTGCCGGTCGCCTTGCATAGCTGCTCGATGGCCTCGCGGCTCTTGGCGTAGTAGCTGCCTGACTCCTCGGCTTGCTGAATGCACAGCTTGTGGATGCGGTCATACTCGGGCAGCAGCTTGCCGATCTGATTCGCCACTGCCTTGGGATCGCGCCCCACTGCCGCGCTGCAGACTGGCGTCACTTCTTTGGGATACAAGTCAGTCGGCCAGACGGTGAATTCCTTGTTTGACTCGTCGGTATAGGTCGGCCAGTTGGTCGGCTTGAACTCGATCCGGGCACGGCTGCTGGCCATGTAGCGGTGACACCACAGCTCGCGCTGCGTGTCGCGCTCGATAAGCATGCGCCATGTAGATCCTCTGCCTGATAGCGCTCCTCGGCCTTCACTGTCCCACGGTTTAACCGACCAGTCTCCTAATTGGCCAGCTATGGCGGCCAGCTCGGCCTCGAATTGCTGATCCCTGGTCTCCTGTTGTTGTTGGTACTCGTTCATGATTTGCTCCTCGTAGTGGGATAATTCCCGTGCAGCCGGCTCTGACCCGGCTGCCCGTGCGTTATCGTTTGGTGTAGATATTCAGGCCGATAATCGCGTCGGTGCCCTCGATTTTCTGATTGCCTGAGCTGGTGGCGATGATGATGGTCTTGCCGCTATTGCTCGGGCCGTAGTCTTTTGACAGGTCAACGGTGATCGTCAGCTTGTCGCCGTCTACTTTCAGGATTGCATTTTTCATGTCGTGCTCCTCGTAGTGGGATGATTCCCGTGCTGCCCGCTCTGACCGGGCAGCCCGTGACTCACGCCGGGAATTTTTCTGTCAATTCAGCGATGTAGCGCTCGGGCAGCTTGTACCGCTGGCCATTGAATTCGCCAACAATGGGGAATTTTGGCGAGCGAGGTTTGAGGCCGACCAGCTTGTAGGTGCGGCCGGCAACCGTGAACTCGCGGCCGTAGTCGCTGGCGCTCAGGTCGAAAGCCTCACAGCAGCGCTCGAAATTACTGCGGCCGGCGTCGTAGCCGGCGATTGATAGCGTTACCTTGAAGGTGACAGATACATCTGAATAGGTGCCGCTTCCTACCTCCGCTTTCAGCCCGGTGGCCTCGGTGAATTCCTCGGCCAATGTCGCCTCTAATTGCGGCCGCAGTTGCCGGCAGATCGCCCGGTCTATCTTTGTGATTTTCATGCTTGTACTCCTCGTAGTTGGGATGATTCCCGTGCAGCCCGCTCTGACCGGGCTGCCCGTGCGTCACCCAAATAGGTCATCTGTGACCTGATCCATCTGGGCGCGGAATGCCCTCCGATCCTCGCCAGTGGCGGTGGCCTGAGCGGTTACGCCGTCGCTGCTCAACCATGCGGCCTCGCATTCAACGCACTGGTACGCCATCATTCCCGGCGCCGGTGGCCTGAGTTCCTGCTCGTCTATGTCGTTGCTGTTGCATTCTGGGCAGTTCATCAGATGGCCCTCACTATGGTTGCCGGCTCACAGTGCAGGATTGCTGCCACTTCCTTGGCGAACGCGCACAGGTGATCGAAGTCATTGAACGCCGAATCACAGACCTCGACAATCTCATCGCGGGCGTCGAATTTACCGCCGTCAGTCTCCCGGTAGTCTGAGCAGCATTCGAGGCAGAATGTCCACGGCCGTACCTCCTCGGGCGTCACCCTGACCAGCCGATAGATCATTCCATCCTCGATCAGCTTGGCCCATGTGTTGACCAGCATCATGGGCCGCTCCTCAGTCTCGGGTGCCGCCTGATCGTCAGGCACCCATACCCAAGCCTGCACGTAGGCGCCGGGGTCGTTGCTGGCCGTAGTGCCGCCTGACACCCCGCCGCGCGATACCCTGGCGTTGGCATCGACCTCGACCTCGCCCTCGCTTTCATGCAGGCGCTTGGCTGCCTTGATGTACTCCGCATCGGTGCGCGCGCTCATGATGCCGCCTTGATGGCGTCGTAGCCGTCGCGGCTGAATGTGCCATCGTCGTCGTAGGCCTCCGGGTGGGCGCCGGGTACGTTCCAGCCAAACATCGAGCCGCAGAACATGGCCTCCTGTTGTGGCTTGGTTACACCGTGCTGCTCGTTGTAGCGGTCAACATCGAACCCGGCGGCAGGCGTGTAATAGCCGGCCTCGCCGCGCCTGATGATGATGCCCTTGTCGGTGCTCGGCAGCTTCGCCGCGCACGTTGGCGGTAGTTTGTTGCTGGTCATGCTTGTACTCCTCGTAGTGGGATGATTCCCGTGCTGCCGGCTCTGACCCGGCAGCCCGTGAGTCACCGCTCAGTCGAACGCCGCCACGGGTACGCTGATATCCCAGTATTCAAAACCGGGCTCGTAGTCGCCGCCCTTGAGCTGCTCCTGCAGGCTGTCCCAACAATCGAGCCCGCCCGCGATGCCGACTGTGACAAAGTCACCGTCATAGCTGTCGGTGTATTTCCTGAGCGCTGCCACTGAATTGCGCAGGGCCTTGCCGCTCAGCTCGCTCAGCTCAAGCATGTCGCCGTCGCCTACGCGGGCGCCGGCCGCATCACAGGGAAGTATCTCGACGCCACGGTGGGTGAAGTGCCAGCGGTTCTGGCGCCTCGCTTGGCTGATCACTGACTTGGCCCTGGCCTTGGCGCTCTTAGCCGCTTCGACCGGTGTCGTGGGATGCTCGATCAGATACTCGATGTGCTCGCGGTGTGCCGCGCGCTCCGCTTGCTGCAGGTCCTCGATGCCTGAGTTGGGCCCGCCATACCGGAAGGCGCGGCGCTCGTCGCCGTGGGCCTCCTGCCATGCGTCATAGCCCTCGGCCAGCAGGTAGCGGTCAAAGTCGGTGACTTCAAGGCTCGGCCGGTAGTTGCCGCCCGCGTTTATCAGCTCCTCAAAACTCTTGAAGGCCGTCTGCTCGATGCAAATTGCGTCGAGCCTGCGCCGTGTTGTGTCTTTCATGGTTGTGCTCCTCGTAGTGGTTAAAATAGCTCGCCCTGTAATGGCTTGGCGGGCGCCGGTGCTTTGGCCAGCTTCTCGGCCAGTGACCCGGAGGCGAACATGGTGTAGCCAGTCTCGGCCTCCATGTCGGTGTACTTCTGCAGCAGCTCAGGGTTCTGCCGCGCGGCGTTCTGCAGGTCGCCGGCGCATCCCATGATGCAAAACTGGCAGCTCAGGCGGCTGTTGCCATCGGCGTAGGCGTGATGCTGTTGCATGCCCTTGGCGGCGACGTAGTCGAACACGCGGCGCTCTGGCCAGTCCTTGATCGGCAGCCAGTCATATACCTGCCGGCCCAGTGTCGGCGCTGTGAATCGGTCATTGATTTTCAGCGCCGGCTTGTTGGCCCGGTTGTCTGACTCCTCGGCCCGCAGGCCCATAACATTGACCGCCACGGTGATATTGCGGCGTTTCATATCGGCCTTGATAAACTTGTCGATTGGTCCCACTTTCAGGTCACTGGTACAGGTCCGGTATTTCGGGCTCGGCCAGCAGGGTTTGTCCGGGTATTTCTGATGCCGGCGCCGTACCATGCCGAGAAAATCCTTGGGGCTGCCATCCTTGAAAATGGCGCTGACAACATTGAGCGGGTGCTCGATGTTGGCCTCGATGTGCTCGATGATGCCGTCCCACTCGACCTCGCCCAGATTGGCGTGAATCACTGTGATGCGATCACTTGGCACCTGCTCGCACACCGTTGCATAGGTGGCGAGTGAATCCTTGCCGCCTGAGTGGCTGACGTAGAAGTGGGCCGTATCGAGCAGGCGCTCGATGTCACAAGCGCCTGCGCCCTGGCCTTTGGCGGTGGTCATATCGAGTCGCCCGGATGCTGCTGCCACTCCTCGGGGTCCTCGCCGTTGGCCCATGCCATCGTGCAGTCGGTGCAGATGGATACCTCGATCATGGTGTCCTCGCCGGCCTTGTAGTCGAGCGGGATCATGGTCGCCGGCAACCGGTCGCCTGCGAAAGTCGAGCCGCAACTATCGCACTGTGCTGAGCTGAATGAGGCCTCGCACTGGTGCTCCCGGTCGCCTTGATGGCCGATTATCCGGCTCCAAGCGTCGTCCTCAAAGTCGCAGTTATTGCAGCAGGGATATTCGCTTCTCGGCTGCTCGCTCTGGCTGGCGCAGTCCGGGCAGGTCCAGCTCACCGTTGCGTGTTCGCACTGCTCGCCCCGGCAGCCCGGTGCGACGGTGTAGCCCTTGCAATAATGCGCCACTGCGGCGTCGAATTTTTCTGTGTCTGTGCTCATGTCATTCCTCGTAGTTTGGGATAAGTCCCGTGCAGCCCGCTGTCACCGGGCTGCCCGTGAATCATCAGACACGGCGCACAAAGGCGTATGGCAGCAATATCAGGAGCGTGGCCACTGGCATGGCGACCAGCGGATTAAGGCCGTGGCCGATGCTCTGGTATTGGTACGCTTCATAAACTGCGAGCAGTGCAGCAATGGCGCAGACCTCGGACATCAGTGCATACATAGCGTTGGTGAATCTTGTCATGGTCAATCCTCGTAGTTGCGGGATAATTCCCGTGCTGCCCACTGTCACTGGGCAGCCCGTGAACCTCTCAGAATAGTGCCAGTTGGCAGACCTCCGCGCGCGGTGCCGGCGCCGGCATCAGGCTGCGGGCGATGCCTGTGAATTGCGTGGCCATGGCCTCTGCAATGCCCGTGAAGGTCTTGCTGCGCAACTTCCACCGCTCTGGACCGGGGCTCTTGTTATCAGCGCCACAGGGGCTCTGATTGGCCCACCGATTGACCAGTTTACCGTGGTAGCGGATCACCCGTGGCTCGATGTAGTCGGCCGGGTCTGCGATCAGCTTGGGGAGTTCCTGCAGCCACAGGCCAGTGTTCTTGCTGGCGTCGTGGCCAAACTGGTACGGCTGGATATACTGGCTGGCTGGCCTGATCGCGGTGCCGATACGGCTGACCGGGTTCTCTACGCATTGCTGTGAGATTGGCGCGGCCATCAGGTCCCTGACGAATTCCAGCGCCTCGTCAGAATTGTGCTGGCGCTCGGGGTAGTTGGCATCATGCTTGGGCTGGCAGCGCCATAGCTGAGATGCAGCGAGGTACTGGCACGGCGGGTGGGCAATCATCAGGTGCCAGCCGTCATTGAGTACCTCGCGGACATCGCCCTGATAGTGCGCTCCGGGCGTCTCCGTGGGCAGCAGGTCACAGGACATGGCTGAGTGGCCGCGCGCTGTCATAGCGTCCCTGACGGTGCCTGTGAACTCACAGGCGATCAGCACCCGGCTGAGTCTGTAGCCGGCGGTGCTGGCGCGTTTCTCGGCCAGCAGAATCTCCTCGGCGTAGTCGGCCATTTCGGCCTCTGGGTGCTGCAGGTAGATAGCCTCGATTAGCAGCTCGTTGGTGTCGGTGTAGTCTGCAGCCACGGCATCGCCGCGTCTGACGTTGAGCATCTGGCTGTCAGTCAGGGCCCCACGGACAGCCGCAGAATAATCTGCGGCCAGCCGGGTCACATCGAGCGTGGGCAGCTTAACCGGCATAGCGGGTGCCGCCGGGTGCTTGATGGTAGCGATTGTCCAGACCTGCTTGCATGGCTATCTTGGTCTTGGCCTGATAGTTGGGCAGCGCGCGGTAGCCGTAGCCGTCCATGGTCACGGCTCCAGCGTCAATGTCGCGGTGGGCTGCTGAGCAGTTCATCAGTTTCAGCTCCACGCTGCCCCTGCTTCTGGCGCTCAGGGCCTCGGCGTGGCGGCCTTCGTCGGTGTACTGGTAGCTGCGGATCATGCCAGCCTTGTTGTAGGCGTGGCCGGCGGTAGCCAGCCCAAGCATGTCAAAATACAGCCGGATGATGGCCGCGTTCTCATCGTCGCTCCACGGAGCGGGTCGTGTTCTTGTCTGTGTCATGGGTTTGCCTTTTGGTTATGGTGTGATCGGATCACACCGCGAGAGGCAGCCTGCTGCCGGCAGATCAGAATGATCAGCCATGCCAAGCCGCCAAGAATAGTCACGTAGTCGTGTGGAGTCATGGGTTTGCCTTGTTGTGTAAACGTCGCCAGCGACGGTACCGGACCGTTGGCCCGGTGTCAAGCGAAACAGGGACCAGCTATGATCGCCCTTTGCAGGCAATGGATATAGCAGACTATGAGCACACCTGATGACACAAAGAGCACGGTTGCTGCGCAGGTTTCGAGGGGCCGGCTACGGGGAGCGCTGGTCAAGTTCAATGAGACGGTGGCCGACCAGATCTGCGGACGCATGTCTGAGGGGGAGACGCTACGCAAGGTGTGCAGAGACCCGGCGATGCCGGCGAGGAGCACGGTGTACCGGTGGCTGAGCAAAAATCCTGCGTTCGCCAACCAGTACGCGCAGGCGCGGGAGATGCTGGTGGAGGCTTGGGCCGATGAAATCATTGAGATTGCTGATGATGGCACGACCGACTACATCACCAAGGTAGGCCGCAATGGCGCTGAGTATGAGGCCGTCGATCAGGACCATATTCAACGCTCCCGGCTGCGGGTGGATGCCCGCAAGTGGCTGTTATCCAAGCTGAATCCGGGCCAGTACGGTGATCATATGGAGGTAGAGCACACCGGGGGTGTCGATCACCGGGTGCAGATCAGCACTGATGAGCGGGTGCGGCGCTTGGCCTTGTTCCTGCTCGACAGCCCGGCCGGCAGCAACATCATTGAGGGCGAGGCCAGCCCGATACCTGCCAGCCAAAAGCCAGACCAGTCAGCCGACGACTGAGCGGCCCCAATCCCCCGAAAACATCGAGCTACAGCCATGCCGACCCCCCCCCACCCCCGGTGGCCGTAGCGATTGGAGCGGGGGGGCCGGCCTGCTCCACATTTTCCAGAATTTCCACGCGGAAATGTTAATGTTTACAGTCTTGTTAGTGTTTACGTGTTAATGTTTACAGATGGACGCCCCGAAATGCAAAATGTGCGGCAAGGCCCATTACGGCACCTGCCTCGAGCCGCGGTTTGGAGGGGAGAGCGAAAAGAAGAAGGCCCGCCCCAGAAAAAAAGCCAGCAAAGCGGTGACAAGGAAGCTGCCTGATACTGGCCCGCCGCTGTTTGCCTCGGCCGTGATTCACATTCCTGTTAATCAGGATCAGGTACGCAAAGGGACGGTGCCGGTTGGGGTTGAGATGTCGGACATTCCGACCTCGGGCGCGGTGGATGAGGATGCGCCGCGGGTGATGCGGCCTGCGGAACAGTTGCCTTTGAGTGATCGGATCACAGCCCTGGAGCAGATTGTTGATGAGTTGCTCGCTGGCAAGAAAAAGCGCAGCGAGTACATGAAGATTTACATGAGAGATCGGAGGGCCGGCGAGTGACAGGATTTCCGAGCAGATGGGGTCGCACGTTTGCGAAGTGGATGCCACCGGGCGATTCTGAGGAGCGGCCTGTTGATTACCAGTTGCCAGTGCAGAGCATTGATTCTACTGGCGCTGCCCGATTGGAAGATCGAATTTTTGAATTGGAGCGGGTGGTGCATGAGTTGGAGCTGGTGATTCTGGAGTTATTGCCGGTGCCTTTTGAGCGTTCTGAGCGCATGGTGGAGTTTGACCGTAAGCGGAGGGCCCCGGATGGTGTTTGATCTGATATTCAAGAATTTGACCAGGGAGCAGTTGGCGGCACTGATGGCGCTGACCAAGGATTTGGGGCATGACCGCGTCGTGGATCGTGCCGATGGCGCGTAAATGCGGGATTGACGGCTGTGGGGGGAAGATTTTGCCGCGATATCGTCGCTTACGCTCCCCCCGATACTACTGCCGCAAGTGCCGGCGGCGCTTCTGGTCGAGGGCTGATGAGAATGCGATATTATTGGAGGCGGCGTATGAGCCGTGTCCGTTGAGTGCGTGATGTTGCCGCTTTTGAGCAGACCTGCACTGAGATCGAGGAGATGTCGGCGGCCTGTGGGCCCTTGATATCGAGATATTTGCTGTTGAAAAAAAATATCGCGCTTTGCGGCGGGCCGCTGGATGAGCGGCTGCTGCTGAATTTGCGCAAGAGAGAATGGCCGGATCAGTACCGCTGGATGCACAAGCAAGGGTGGACGCGGATTATCGGCCTGGAGGTAAGCTGGTTATGAGTTTTTCAAGGCGAGAATTTTTAGCGGCGATAGCGGCTGGTGGCATGGTGGTTGCCGGCGAGCTGTGGGTGCCCGGTCGGAAATTGATCTCGATTCCGAGCAGGAAAATCTGGACCTTTGACGACGCGGCCATTGTGGGTCGCCAGTACGGCTATAACGAGCGTGAGAATTATTCGTGGGGCCGGCATGTCAGGGAAATGAGTAATGGCCAGTATCGTGGTGGTGAGGTCATCCGTATCGATGGAGTCGATGTGACCACTGACGAGTTTGCTGCGCACGACATGGAGCGCCGGCTGGAGCAGTCCTTTGCGCGCTCGATAGTGTAATGAAAGCGGATCGCTGGAAGTCGCGCAAAAACCAAAAACGTGCCCGCGGCAAGCGCTCATACATCAAGTCTGAGGCTACCGGCAGCATGACCAAGGCGCCGAAGTTTGAACTGAGCGCGGTGGGCAAGGCGATCCAGAAAATTGCCCGCAGGGGAGATCGTGGCACATGAGCAGGGGCTTCAAAAACCGGCAAAAAGGAATTCGGGCCCGCAGAATTGCCGCCGGTGCCGATCCGCGTCCGCGGCAGAATGAGATGTGGACCCCGCGCAGCTCCAAGATGCGCGCCATTCGTCGTGTGTGGGCAGCTAATCGTGCCTGACTGGGCGTGGATGCTGGCGGGGGTGTTTTTCTCGGTGTTTATGGTGTTTGCGTTTTGGCTGTTGTTGGGCTGGCACCGAGGCTGGCGGTGATTCTGAAATGGAGTATGATCGGCCGCGTACATTCCTAAGCACCGATAACAAGCAGTTAGGAGATTATGATGGCGGCACCACAAATTTTAACGAGTATTCATGGCAAGCTGTTCGGCATCGGCCCGAAAGGCGAGCTGATTGTCAACAGCACACAGGGCTCTCTGGTCAGCGCGCAGGCAACTGTTAATAGCGTGGTCAGACTGACCATTGCCAATGCACTGGTTCTGGCCTTGAACGCCACCCCGTTCGAGATGGTGCCGGCACCTGGGGTCGGCAAAACGCTGGTATGCAACCGGGTAGTGGCCTCAAAGGCCGCCGGTACCGCATTTGCCGCTGGCGCCGGCGAGGATCTGGCCATCATCCCGACCGGCGGCGCCGCATTTTGCGCCATTGACTCGGCCGGATTCTTGGATTCGACCGCTGACGAGATCCGCTTTGCAGACCGGGTTCCGCTCAATCCCGAGACCCTCGACCTCACCGCGCTGCAAAATCTGGCGCTGGAGGCGACTATCCTTTCCGGTGAGATCATCACCGGCGACTCGGACCTGATCGTGGAGGTTCACTACCAGATATTCGATGATCTGCTGAGCTAAAAAGATAAGTTCCTCTCTTGGGCAGTCTCGACGTTATTTTCGGGGCTGCCCTTTTTTAACGGTGTGATCGGATCACTTTCTGATGCCGGATGACAGCTTTTTGTGGGGTCGGTTTACGTGGAACATTACGGGCGCCGTATCGAGCCTGAGATTTTTCGCATCCGGTGAGCTGCCAGCCGATATGGTCATCGTGATGTTCAAACAGGAGGCCGCCAACGATGAGTAGAGAATCAGCGCTGATTGACGATCTCAGGGAGAAATACTTATGCCTGCCGGATGAGCAGCGCGCCGAGCTGGATCAATTCATCGATGATGAGTCCAAGGGCCATTTGTGGTTTCCGACCGTGGGCCCGCAGCTCGATGCGGTCAACTGCAAAGCCGACATCCTGCTCTACGGCGGTGAGGCCGCAGGCGGCAAAACCGACCTGATCTTAGGCTGCGCTTTCGAGCATCATCAGCGCACCCTGATAATCCGCAGGCACTACGTCGATCTGAGCGCGCTTACCGACCGCGCCAAGGAAATCAACGGCACCGATGCCGGCTACAAGGGCTCCATACCGCCGCGATTAAAAACGGTGAATGGCAAGATCATCGATTTCGGCGGTCTGGCGCAGCTCGGTGACGAGAATCACTGGCAGGGCAATCCGCACGATCTCCTCGCGGTCGATGAAGTGGTGCAAAACCGCGAGGGGCAGATTCGATTTTTGATGGGCTGGCTCAGGACCACTGATCCCAAGCAGCGCTGCCGCGCCATTTTCGCCTCAAACCCGCCCACCGATCCCTCTGGTGACTGGATCATCCCGATGTTTGCGCCCTGGCTCGATCCCAGATACTCCAAGCCGGCCAAGAACGGCGAGCTGCGCTGGTGCGTATCGGACGAGGACGGCAAGGATATGTGGGTCGATGGGCCCGAGCCGGTTGAAGTCAACGGCAAGCTGCAGCGGCCGATGTCGCGTACTTTCATTCCAGCGCGTCTTTCGGATAACCCGTTTCTTGCCAAAACCGGCTATGCGGCGCAGCTCGAT